CGACCCCGATTGCAGGAAGTGCGCATGTCCATTTTACCCTTCGATTCAGCCCTACTTCTCCAGGGGCAAAGGTGGCGGCCATTTCAATCGGGAATAACGACGCTGATGAGAGTGCCTATGATATCGCCTTGACTGGGACCGGCCTCGCCGTCACTTATTATGTTGACTATACGACCGGACTTGATAGTGATTCCGGCTTAACTGAAGCCCTGGCCTGGAAGACGATAGCCAAGGTAAACGCTACGACGTTCTATGGGGGCGATAATATAGATTTCAAGCGCGGCGAAACTTGGCGCGAACGTCTGCTCGTTCCCTCCTCTGGTTCTGCTGGCCTGCCCATCACCTTCGGGGCGTATGGGACGGGGGAGAAGCCAATTATCAACGGTTCAAACATCTATACCGGATTTTTGGAGCGTGTAACCTACTCCACCTGGACGGCAGAAGGGGAGACGGTAGTCCTTAATAAACCAACTAATAATGCGGGCATTAAAGTTTTTAGCCTCGATTCAAGGATATATGTCGGTCAAGGGGCCTGGGTTGCCGATAATAATTATACCATTAGCGCATTAGAGGTGGAGTTCAGTTATGAGTGGGGGACGTTCAGCCAAAATGTTGTTGCTGAAATTTATAACATGGACGGGACCAGCTTGGGGACGCTTGTCGGTGCGTCAGCCGCACAATTAGTAACTGGTGTGGGAGTAGTAAAATTTACTGGCATGAATGCCGCAATCGTTAATGGAAACTCATACGGACTTATTATCAGGAGATCAGATTCTTCGTATGATGGAACTAATTGCTTATCTCTCTATGTAGATACCACGGGCAGTTCATGGTCGGGAAATTATGTAAATTGGTATGGAAACAAAACATCCGCATCCAATTATGCAACCTATGAAATGGGCATCAAGCTTTATCAGGGCGGGGCACTCCCCTATTATGCCACTTACACCGAAGCGCCGACAGCGATGTATTACGATGACGTTCTTATGGTCGAAAATGAGGTGTCTAAAGAAACCCTCGCAACGGGAGAATGGTTCAAGGACACCGGAAACAGCAGGATTTATATCTATGACAACCCTTCCGGTCATACCGTGAAGGCACTTGACCAATGGAATGTCTCCTATTCGATACAGCCTAATCAAGTATTTTTTGATGATACGCTTCTTACTAAGAATACCACATCTAAGGCATCGTTGGTTACTGGTGAATGGTATGACGACACGGTAAATACCAGGATATATCTATATGACGATCCGACTGCCCATACCATCGAGGCGGGCTATTGGGCGATGTGTATTAGCCTCAACAACAAGAGTTATATAACCGTTCAGGATTTAGGGCTCAGAAAATCCAACGGACACAACGTCTGGATTGATACCGCTTCCGGGGAATTTGATGATCTCATAGTCCAGCGTTGCACTATCCGACAGGCGTACACTCACGGACTTGCGGCTGGTCTTGGGGGATTCGCCACATCGGGACACGGGGTTTCGACCGGGCTTCAAATTTTGGACAATGAATTTATTGATAATGGGATAGCGTGTGTACCAGATGGGGGAACTGGATTCGCCTTAAATATAAGCGGAAACAGTCCCACCGACTACATTGAAGATGTCTTAGTCCAGGGAAACACCAGCACCGGAGATGCCGCCGGATTCAAGGGCGATTGGTTTTGTAATGATATTATTTGGGAACATAATTACCTCAAGCCTCTCGGGACGGCCTTTGCCTGTGATGGGGGGCAAGATATAACCTGGCGATACAATATCATAGACGGAACGGACAACACTTCGGGATATGCATTTAGTCTTTTCAGGTGGGAAGGCGTTCCTGGGCCACCGTATGGATTCGCCGTAGATAACCTTCAGATTCTTAATAATACGGTTTACAAATATAAGAGTTGCGTTTCTTTGGCTGATGACCAAATAGATACAATAGTAAAGAACAATATCTTTTACAGCGACTTTGCCGACAATACCCTGATATGGATGGAGGGCGGGGAAACCCGCACCGGATTGGATATCAATTACAACTGCTTTTATACAGGAGTCAATGCTCCAAAATTTACTATCAGCGGGGTAGCCGATTACAACTTTGCCCAATGGCAGGCATTGGGGAATGATGTCAACAGCGTCAACGCCGACCCGAAATTTGTGTCTATCGTAACACCCGACTTCACCCCCCAGCCCATCTCCCCCTGCATCAACGCGGGGACGAATGTCGGGCTGACGCAAGATTATGCGGGGACGAGCGTTCCGCAAGGCAGTGCGCCAGATATCGGGGCGTATGAGTTTGTCTATCCCGCGATAACGAGTCTTACGCCAAACAAGGCGCGAACGGGCGCAACACTCACATTGACGGGGACTGCGTTCGGGGCATCGGCAGGAACGGTGACGGTTAATGGTATATCTGCGACGGTGCTAACTTGGGCCGATACCGTACTCACCTTCCGTGTGCCTTCGGGCGCACGCACGGGAAACGTCATCGCCACCCGGCCCGAGGGATTCGCAAGCGGCGCGGCGGCATTTACGTTAATCCCGAAGGGATGGTTATTGAGCATAATCAAATAAACTTAGGAGGATAACATGGCAAAACTTATTCCGGATGCGATCATCGATCTGATGCTGGATCAGATTGGAGCGGCCACCCGGCTTTTCATCTGCTCGGCTGAACCGTCGAGCTATGCTAATGCTCGGGACACGGTTGATCTGGCAACCCACATCCTGACCGGCGGCGACTTCTCGAAGGCCAATGGGGACACATCGGGCCGGAAGCTCATTCTCGCGGCCCAAAACGGATTCACCGTCGATCACGACGGGACGGCGACGCATTATGCTCTTGGCATCGAGGCCACAACGACGCTGCTTCTGGTCGGAACCTTGACGAGCCAGGTGTTGACGAACGGCAACCTGGTCAACTTCCCGGCGACCGACGTGGACGAAATAAGGGACGTGGCGTAAGGAGTTTACTTGGCTATTTCTTTGCGATCCATCGGAGCAAGCCCTGGGGCGAATTCTACGACTTGTGTTATTACAAAGCCTGCAGGTCTGGCCCTCGGCGATTTCATGCTGGCCCATGTTGTATTCAAGGCCACGAGCGGAACCATCGCATTATCGGGCTGGACCATAGTCGGTGCACAATCCAACACAGCCAGCTCCCGCTCGGCGGTACTCTGGAAGATCGCGGTCCAAGCCGATGTCGATGCTACGACATTTACATTTACCTCTGCAACGGGACGCAACCGGGGGGAGGTGTCGGCCTGGACCGGAGTCGATCCAATAAGTCCAATCAATGTAGCGGATCAGCAGATTAACGCGGCCGGGACTTCGATAGCCGTCCCGACGCCGACCGTCACGAATTCGTGCTTAGTCCTTATCGTCGGTAGTAATGCCGCCGGTGGGACGGCCTCGGCCTGTTCAGGGTCCGATCCGACGGCGACTATCACACTTGGTTATGCCGTCGCCTATAGTACCTATTGCGCCCTGGCTATATTTAGCGGAGTAAAATCCGGCACGGATGCCATTGACGCTCATTCGCTGAGCACATTCACCTCAGCCGTTAGCAGCGGGCATGCGATAGCCCTGAACCCGACGGCCATCGCTTTCGTTACTGCCGAAGGAAACGAAACCCAACTATCGGATACATCCCCCCTAACACAGACACATATTCTGACAGTAACCGAGAGTTATCAGACCGAACTTTCGGACGCCCCGGCCTTGACACAAGAACATACCCTATCCGTCACAGAAGGAATGCAGACGCAACTTTCGGACCAAGCAACGATAACGGAGGAATCGGCGGCAATCGATCTCGTCCCGGATGAGGGGATGCAGGTTGAAATATCCGATGCGCCCGCGCTGACGCAGGTCCATGCTCTCATTATCGCGGAGGGGACGCAGACGCAACTGTCCGATGCTTCAGTATTAACACAAGAGCATCAACTTATAGCCGCAGAAGGCAATCAGACTCAAGCCTCGGATTCTCCGATGCTTACTCAAACCCATATCCTGACGGCGGCAGAGGGTGTGCAAATTCAGATATCGGATACTTCGGTATTGAGTCAGGAACACCAGCTGGCTGTTGATGAAGACGCTCAAATACAAATATCGGATGGCCAGGCACTTACGCAGGAACACCAACTCGCGGCGGCTGAAGGCTATCAGCTGCAGACGGGCGACGTTCCGACGGTTAGCCAAGAACATCAACTGGCGGCTCAAGAAGGAAGCCAGGTCCAAACATCTGACGGGGCGGCCCTTGAGGTTGTCGGCGCAATCGACCTCATCCCGGTCGAGGCGGTTCAGATACAGATAGCGGATACTCCGGTAATCAGTCAAGAACATTATCTGACAGCCCAGGAAGGCGCGCAGACCCAGGTATCCGATGAGGCGACACTATCCGGCGCCACGATAGACTTGGTGACGGCGGAAGGCGTTCAAATCCAAGTCTCCGATGCGGCCCTGCTCGATCTAATCATCTGTCTTGCAGTCCAGGAAGGCCAACAGGAGCAATTCTCCGACGTAGTTGACTATTTGATCGTGGAGACTCGCCAGGTGTTGGCCTTTATCCCGGAGCGGGGTCCAACAATTAAACCCGTCGTCTTGACGCATCGGAATGAGGCGCAGGCGGTCATTAGGCATCGTCCTCCGAGGCGTTGGATTAAGGGTACGGGGATTCCGGCACAAGAGGATTGAATATGACTCAATTCATCATTGAGAAAGCGGTGGTCGAAAAGTTTAGGGTTGGACTCTATTACATGCCGCCCGACGTAAATGAGACGAATATAATCCTCACGGCGACGGCGGCCGTGACGCCGGCCGATTTGACGCTTGATGGGGACGTAGTCATTTCCGGCCAGCAGGTCATGCAGATGATGCACGGCGGAGAGGCGGGTACGACTTATTTGATTCAGTTCACGGTCACGACTTCGAACGGGAGTATCTACTGTTCGCCCGATCACGACGCGATTCTCGTGAGGGTAATATAATGCCGGCTACACCGCTCCGCCTCCAGGTCATCAACCGGATTGTCGCAGTCCTCCAGGGAATCTCGACGGGGGCGACATATTTCTATACTCCGGGCGCCGTTATCAAGCGCTTTGTCCATTGGGCTGAGGTGAAGTCGTTCCCGACTTACATGGTTTTCACCGGTTCCGGCGGCACGGTCGAACTCAGCGGCGCAGCGGGGGATGCCTCCGAATATACTGAGGATTTTTTTATTTCGATCAAGGGATGGGTCAAGGATAGCGAGGACACCGTGACGCGATTGGAGAACTGCATCGCCGACATCCGTAAGGCCATTGATGCGGATTCGCGGAGCGGGGCGGCGGGGAGCCTGGGCGCGCTGGCCGTGGAGACACGGATTGAGGAGTCACCGGAAACGGATGACGGGTATTTGAGCCTGGAAGGTTTCGGCTTTTTTGACCAAAAAATTAGAATCAGTATTGCGGGTGTGATGGGAGTCTAACATGAAAGTGATGTGGGCGAAAAGCGATCAACATACGGAGTGGGGCCTATTCCACGTCGGGGACGTGATCGACATGACGGCCCTGGGGATTCCGGATGGAGTCGTTTCGTCGTGGATAAAAGACGGCTATGCGGTGCCGGAGATAACGGCAGAGAAACCGGACAAGCCGAAGAAAATAAAGAAAACCATGAAGGAGGTTTCGCATGGGTGACATTGAAAAAAGACTAAACAAGGCGGCCATTCTGAAGGCGGATACCTGGGGGGATGTCCATGCCGGACTGGATGGTGCGGGCAACGGGATCCTCCCATTGAATCCCGGCACACCGAAACGGGTTGTCCAAATGATTGAGGACGAGGCAGCGGGTGCATTCGAGGCGAATTTGGACGTCGGTGTTTTCGGGGCTTCGGATTTCGGCCTGGACTTTGACTACCGATGGGATGGCCTGGAGAACATTCTCCTCGGTTTGCTCATGGGTGTCGACACAGCCCCGGCGTCGGTGCATGCGGGGGTATGGATGCACACGATCACGCTGGCCAATTCCGCGTTCGGATTGTTTGCGTCCTACGCTGTCGAGAAGGGGGCGCAGGTCCATACCGTCCCTACTCTTAAGGTCCTGAAGGCGATTTTTTCGGCCAGCGGGGGGCTGATCAAGGCAGCCTTCAGCTTAAGGGGAAGCGAGACGACAGACGCAACGGCGACCCTGAGCTCGACGACCGTCCCGGCTAATTCGCACATCCGGGCGAAGTTCCAGCAGGCCGTGTTCCGCATGAATGACTATACGCTCGCGGGCGGGGGTACTACCCTGGGCGCGGGCCACATCATCAAGCCGAAGACGTTCACGCTTGAGATCGAACGCAAGATGGACGCGGAACACGTTTCCGGGAGCCAGATCATCCTCGAGCCCGTCGAAAACGACAAACTGGCCGTGAAGCTCACGATGGATTTTCCGCGCATGGACGCGACGAACGCCGCCTACTTTGCGGCTTGGACGGCACCGACCGACAAGAAGGCCGATATCGTCGTGACCGGCCCGATGGCGGCTGCCGACCATCCCTATATCCTGAACATCCAGTTTCCGCATCTTGTCGTCGAAGATGTGGAATATGCGGACAGCAAGATCATCCCAGCAAAGATCGTTCTTCGGGGTCTGGCGGCGGACATAGCCCAGACGGGTCTGACGGGTATCCTGCCCATCGGCATTTTCCTGACCAATACGCGTGAAGCCAGCCTGATCGCGTAAGGAGACTTACATGGGAGATATTGAAAAGCGACTAAATAAGGCGGCGATCAAAAAGGCCGCGATCTGGGGGACAGCCGTCAACACCGACGCGGCCGGTATGGGGTTCCTGCCCCTGAACCCCGGGTCGCCGAAGGCGGCGGTGCAGATGATGGAAGATGAAAGCTACGGGGCTTTCGAGTCCAACCTGGATGCCGGGTTCATCAACCCCTCCGATTTCGGCCTGGACTTCGATTACCGCTGGGATGGGCGCGAGAACCTTCTGCTCGCCATGCTCATGGGGACAGCCGGGGTGCCGGGGATGTATTTCATCGTGAGCGACGCGAACCACCATATCGATTTCGAGGAAGCGGCGGGGGGTGAAAAGCAGGCGGTATTGGCAAATGGAACCTGGACGGTAGCCCAAATCTGTGCGGACATCAAGGCGAAACTCGAAGCCCTCTCCAACGGAACTTTGGCCTATACCGTCACTTATAATGCGACAACCTATAGATTCACAATCGCTACGACCGCAACCTTCAAACTCTGGTGGAACACCGGCACGAATAATGCGCAAGCGGCGGATACCCTTCTGGGGTTTGCGGCTGATCTAAGCGGGGAGATAACCTATACATCATCCGCAAATGCGATCGGCGGGGCGCTCAACTACCTTCATTCCTTCGTCCTCCTGAACACGGTCGCGGGGATCTTCGGGACATACGCAACGGAGAAGGGCACGAAGATCCACACCGTCCCGACCTTTAAGGTACTGAAGGGCACGTTTTCCATGAGCGCCGGGCTCATCAAGGCGGTGTTCAACCTGCGCGGCATCCGGGTCGTGGATGACTCGGCGCTCCCGGCAGCGTTCACGTCCACGACGATTACGGGCAACACCCATGCCCGGGCCAAGTTCGCCCAGGCCGTCTTTCGGATGAACGCCCAAACCGGGGACGACTTCGTGGACGGGGACATCATCCGGCCGAAATCCTTCACCCTGGACATCGAGCGGAAAATGGACAGCGAGCACGTGGCCGGGGTCCAGACAATCGTCGAGCCGGTGGAGAACGACAAGCCGAGTATCAAGTTGACGATGGACTTTGCGCGAATGGATACCGTGAATGCGGCCTATTTCGCGGCCTGGATCGCCGGGGCGGAAAAGAAGGCGGATATGACCGTCACCGGCCCGGCCATCGAGGGCGCGTACAACTTCTACCTGAAGTTCCAGCTCCCGCGTCTCATCATCGAGGATGTCGAATACGCCGACTCGAAGATCATTCCGGCCAAGATTGTGCTGAGGGCCGTGGTACCTGATACCGCGCCGATAGGTATGACGGGCGTTCTGGTCCCGGTCGTCTGCCAATTAATGAACTCGAGGAGCGAAAACTATCTCGCATAAAAGGAGGCACATGGATATCAAAAAACTGCAACCGGAGGCTGAAATCACCTGTGCACTGGAAACTACCGGCGAGCCGGTCACGATCATGTTCCGCGTCGGTTTCATCCCGCTCGATGCGGTGCCGGATTATGTTAATGAAAGCCGGGGGACGGCCGCGCCCGGAACGGCCAGGCCCAGAATTTCGGACATCCTCCGGCGGGCCGTCTCCGATGCAATTCGCGGTTGGGACCTGATGGACGGTGGGATGCCCCTCCCCTGCACGCAGGAGAATAAGGACAAATACCTCCCGCTCCTTTTCGGCCTGAAAACCAAACGGCCGGAGGTGGTCGTTGATGGCGAGGTTATTCCGACCGACCCCGTGGCATTGGTTCTCGTCCGGGTGCTGGCGGAGTTTGCGGGGAACCCGGAGAACTTCCTAAAAAATTAACGGCCTATCTCGCGCTCTACGCCGACCGGTGGGAGGCGCTGCTGAAGCCGGAAGACCACAGACACGAGATAGGCGAGACGACGGAGGAATGCGTGAACTGCCGATTGGACGCGATGGCGGCGAGGATGAACGCCTTTGAAGTCGGGGTCTGGAATTGGTACTGCGGAGTTGTGAATCCCTTTGCGCTAGAGGCCGGGATAGTCGCCAGCGAATTCAGGGAGGAAGGACTCCGGGGTCCAGTCCGTAGGATGGCCCTGGCCGCACTGAACGCCATCCATCAGACGTTCCAGATCGTCGCCGCCGAACGGAGAAAGAAGGCTCAAGAATAATCAAATGGCAGATGTAAAATATATCGTAGAAATGGATGCTTCCGGGGCCCTGAAGTCTATCAAAGATTTAGATGGGGCGCTTGATTATTCCGGCAAACAAGCCGGTACAACCGGAACGGCCTTTGGTGGACTCTGGAAACAATTCGCTATCGGGCAATTAGCTATTGAGGGATTGAGGAAGGGTTATGGTTTACTTAAAGATTTTGTGAAAGATTCAATCGATGCTGCGATTGAATCCGAAGAAGCGGAAAATAATCTCAATGCTGCACTTGAAATAACCGGACGGAATGTTCCTATTCTCCTGCAACATTTCAAGGATTATGCTTCCGCTGTACAAAATCAAACCGTTTATAATGATGAGGCAATTCTGGCGGCACAGGCACTTCTTTTACAACTTACCAGACTGGATAAAGAAGGGATTGATCGGGCAACAAAGGGTGCAATCGGCCTCGCCTCGGTTATGAAGATAGACCTCCAATCGGCTGCGACGATGGTTACGAAGGCGATGGAGGGGAACTATGGAGCGCTTGGCCGGGTCGGGATTAGGGTCTCCGAGAATCTGACGGCGGAACAAAAACAGGCATCGCTCCTTGATCAATTGGGTAAGCTTTATCAACGGGCAGAAGCAGAGGTTGGTACTTTCGGCGGTTCGATCAAACAACTCAATAATAGCTTTGACGATATGGAAGAGGTCGTCGGCGGAGCTGTTACAAAAAACGAATCCTTCCGGGATGCAATTAAGGATTTGAAACAATGGATTGATAAACTGGCGACTTCATCGGATTTCCAACTTTGGCTCAATACCGTCATCGATGGATTGGTTGCCGGAACGAAACTCATCGGGAAATTTGCAAAAGCTGTTCATGATATCGAAAATACGATAGCCGGAGCAACGAAAGCCGATAAAGAATTTGTTGAATCCCAAGTAAAACTCAATGCGGCCTTGGATCGGGCGGCGGCGGCGGGGCATGATTATCGCGGGAAAATGGACGCAATCCGTGAGGCGGCGGCGAAAGCAAAGCCTCCCATCAATGAGGTGGGGACGGCCGTCCATCAATTGACCACAGAGGAAATCAAGGCGGCGACTGAGGCCGTGAAGATGAGGTCCGAGCTGGAGAAAACGGCGAAGGCCATCCTTGACAAGTACGATCCGCTCAAGGCCGCGATGCATAAGGTCATCAAGGAAGAGCAGGATTTGACGAAGGCGTTCAAGGCGGGCGTCATCACGGAGGCGCAATACCGGAACGGTATGGCTGCATGTGAAAAGGAATTGCGATCATTCGGATCAACGGTCGTCGCCACGGCAATCCCGGCGGCCAGGCGCATGCAGGAGGTAATGGAGAAGGCGGTCGCCTCAATGAAGGAGGGGCCGGGCTACATTACAAGATCCTGGGCTGCAGAGGCGAAAAAATGGGTGGATAAAAATCAGGAAACCTTTGACCAAATTCTCGGCGCCGCCTCCTCCGTCGTTGGCCAGATCGACGCTATTATGCAGCAGAGTACAAACAATAAGATGTTACTGCTCGACAAAGAGTATCAGGCCAAACTCGAAAACATCAAGAATTCGCTCCTGAGTGAGGAGGAGAAGAATAAAGCCATCGAGGCGCTGGACGCCGAATATGATATAAAACGCCGGGGACTTCAGAGGAAAGCGGCAGAGAGTGCGAAAGGGGTGGCCATCGCCAATGCGATTATCAATGTGGCCGAGGGCATCACGAAAGCTTTGAGTGCGTTGCCCCCGCCGTTCAACCTGATACTGGCGGCGATCACGGCAGCCGCCGGGGCGATTCAGATTGCCCTTATCCGTGCCCAACCGATCCCCCTGGCGATGGGTGCGATCTTCAGAAAGCCGGCCATGCTGAGTTCGGCGGGCGGGAATACTTACGAGGTGGCCGAGGCCGGGGAAGCGGAGATCGTCAGCTCCCCGCGCCGGTTGCGGGAGGCAATTATGGGGAAGGGCGCCGACGGGACGGGAAAACCGATTGTCATTCAGAATCATATCTACATCGACGGGCGAGAGATAAAACTCTTTATTACCAAGACGGTCCGCGAGTCGGGTGGACTCGGACTTCTCGGCTCCGTCGGAAAGGCGATGGCCTAAATGTCTGTTCTTATTTGTCATACCAATTTATGGCGGATCGGGGCCATCCTTACGGCATCGTCCGAGGCGGCGCAATTCTCGGCGGAGTACACTCAGGATGATTCGCTTCAACTTTTCTGGCGATCAAGGAATGGGACCGGGACGGGAAACGGGTTGTTCGTCGTCACGGTGGATGTTAATGATCACATCGATCTCGCGGAGGGCGCTGGCGAGTTGCCCGCCACGCTCACGCCTGGGAACTATAATGGTTTGACCCTGGCCGCCGAGATCAAGACGCAACTCGACGTAGCCGGGGCGCTGACCTACACCGTCACCTATAATGAGACGACTGGGAAGTTCATAATCGCCGCTGGCGGCAACTTCGAATTGCTCTGGCATTCCGGCAGCCATAATGCGGAAGGTCAAGGCGTTCTACTCGGCTTTGCGCATACCGACTTGTCCGGGGCGGCGACATACACCTCCGACACGGCGGTTTTCCATTCGGAAGAGTATATCGACTGCGACTTCGGGGCGGCACTTGAGTATGATTTCATAGCCCTCCTGGGGCATAACTTGACTTCGGCGGCGTCCATTATCATCTATGGCGCAGATGACGCTGCCTTCACGGTCAACCCCGTCCATGATCATCTGACCTTTAACGGGAACAATCTTTACAAAATTTTGGGGGCAGCGCAAACCAAACGCTATGTCCGAATTTCGCTTCTCGATACCGCGAACCCCTCGGGCTACCTGCAAGTCGGGACCATCGTCGTCGGCAAGGGAAACGCGCTCAATCGCGGCCCGAGCGTTCCCTTCCAGAGGGGGCCGATTAACGAGACCGAGGTCGAGTATTCGCCCTCGGCCAACCTATTTACCATCCAAGAGCGGCCGTCTCTCGACAACAAAGTGCTCTCGTTCGTTGGGTTGAGCGACGCTTCGGAGATCATCGTGGAAGCTTTGCTTGAGGCCTGCGGGTCACACGTCGCCTGGGCACTGTGTCTCGATTCGACCGCGCCGAACGCCAACAGCTATTGGGTCCATTTGAAGAATCAGGAATTACCCGAGTGTCAGCACGTCAACTATTGGACGTGGATTGCGGAAACGGAAGAAGTGTTATAATGGCTGTACCGGCCCCGTCCTCTTTAATCGCCTCTGTCACACAGGTAATAAAAATTCAGTTGGCCTGGACCAATAATGCTTTTTATGATGGCGTTGAAATTTACAGAAAGCCGGCCGGCGGTTCCTATTATTGGATTCATTCAACCGGCTCCGGTGTTACCGCGTGGCTGAATTCTGGACTTAGTGATGGAACAAAATACTATTATAAACTAAAGGCTTTTATCGGGGAGGAAGATTCGCCCTTTTCCAATGAGGCGAATGCGACGACGCAACTTCCCGCCCCGTCCGGTCTATCCGGCTATTCGAACGCGGGCGGGACGGAGGCTCCTCTTACGTGGAATGACAATTCGCAAAACGAAGCATCGTTCAAGGTCTACAAGAATGGGGCGCTTCTTTACACGACGGCGGCCAACGCCACCAGCTACACGGCGACGGGACTAACGCCGGGCGCGACCTACACTTTCTACATCAAGGCCTACAACGCGGCGGCGGGGTATTCGGCGGCGTCGAACACGCTTGAACTCACGATGGCCGACCCGCCGGCGAAGCCCTCGGGCCTCACGGCGACGCCGACCGGGACAACGACGATCCGGCTCAACTGGACGGACAATTCCGATAACGAGGTTGACTTTCACGTCGAGCGAAGCGCAACTTCGGGCACGGCGGGCTTCTCGCAAATCGGGACCGTCGGCGCAAACGTCAAGACCTACGGGGACACGGGGCGCACTTCGAACACGCAGTATTGGTATCGCGTCCGGGCGCACAATGCCTCGGGTTATTCGGGTTACTCAAATGTTGCCACGGCGGTTACATTCGCAGCGATAGCGGTCCCGACTAACCTCGTCTGTACGGCGGCGAAGGTCGGGGGGGCCTACGGCGTCGAGTGCATCTTCGAGGACAATTCCGAACTTGAGGATAGTCATATCATCGAGAGAAAAACAACCGGAGCCTATGCGGAGCTTGTGACCCTCGCCCCGAACCGCACCTACTACCATGACGCAACGGCGGCGGCCGGGACGACCTACACCTACCGGGTTCGGGCAAAGCAGGGGGCATCCACCTATTCGTCCTACAGCAACGAGGCCGAAATCGCCGTCCCCGACGTGCCGGCGGCCCCGACGGGGCTTGCCATCTCGGAATATCAGGATACGTGGGTCAAGATCACTTGGGTAAAAACATCCGGTGAGGTCGGTTATTCGATCGAGATGAATACGAGCGGCGGGGCCTATGCGGAGATCGCCAGGATCGAGGCCGGGATCGAATCGTTTAAAAAGACCGGGCTTGCGGCCTCTATCCTTTATGGATTCAAAATCCGGGCCTACAGCGGCGCCGGGAATTCGGCCTATACATCCCCGGTCACACAGACGACGCGGGCGGCCTATCTCCCCTCGAAATTCGAGAAGTTCATCCGCAAGTCAAAACCAAAACTTGTCTTTCTCGTTGAGGCAAACCCGCTCATGGAAATCACCGGCTGGACGATCACGTCGGGGATGACCTACGAGGCGGCGTTCGATGAGGGCGGCGCGGCCCTCGATGCAGTCTACGAGAACGGCGTCGCGCTCATAGCCAAGACCTCCATCGTAACCGTTGAAGCGAAGGCCGGGACTTATTGGCACGACACGGCCAATAAGAAAGTCTACATCCATACGCTGGGCGGTGATGATCCGATCAACGCGCTCATCACGGGTTCATTCTGGCTTTACTTCACGACCTGGCAGAGGGGCGCGACGATCTATAACGGGAACTTCTATCTCCCGCTCGTCGCGGCCGACGGCATCCCCGACATCTCGCAGGCCATTCAACCCTACTACGAGGGAACCTTCGCTGTGTCGTCGGGGACCGTGAGTCTGATTAATGGCAAGATCCGCAAGGCATTCTACTTCGATCACCGCTACGCAAGGTATCTCTGGCTCAATCGCAAGGTTAAGTTCCTCGCCGGCGGAGAGACCTTCACCTATGCGGAGTTTGCGACAATCAACACGGGTTCGGTCAATTCCATATCCATCGATGATCGGCGGATGAGCCTCGATCTCCGGGACTTCCGGGACGGACTCAATAAGGAGATTCCGTCCGAGTTCTATTCGATGGATATGTTCCCACTCATGGATACCAATGGAAAAGACAAGGCGCGGCCGTTCGGATTCGGTGCGATTGCGAATGCGATCCCGACACAGATTGATACGACAAATCGCGTTTTTGAGTTTCAGAATGGGCGCGTAAAATCCGTAACGGCGACGCAAAACGGTACAAGCCTTGTCGAGAATACGGACTTTTTCGTAGATTACCAGCGCGGCCGTCTAACGCTCGCACGCGGGCTGGGCTATTCGTCGTCCGACATCCTACTCGTGAGTTTCACGGGGTGCGTCAACCCCGCCGATGAAGCCAACGTCACGGGCGCTGAAGTTTTCCTCTATATCTGCCGATCGTTTCTTGGCTGTGCGCTTGCAGATATGGACCTCGATGCGATTTACGCGACGAAGTACGCTAAGACGACGGCGCTCTCGCTCTACATGAGGGGCGGGGTCAATTCGTCAAATTACATCAGAACAATCGAGCAGAGTATCCAGAGTTACACCATGCAGGACGCCCAGGGGCGGCTCGGGATTAGGGCGGAGCAGACAGCTCCCCTCTCCGGCGCACCCTATGTTTGGGATTTACACGTATTCGATTTTCAGGCAATCAAGGGCCAGGACCAGCTTTATTCGGGGATTAACATCTATTACGTGTA